TTTGAGTTGCCATTCATCCATTAGAACTTAAAACCTTCAAATTTTCTGGTAGTTTTCTTTTCTTCGTAATTATACTCTTCATCCTGTCCACTGTCAAGCAAATCTTCCTGTGCCGACTGTTCGCAGTCATAGAGTCGCATCTTAGCTCGATCAACACCAACCACAAACCTCTTGTTCATATTGATATCATTGTACCTGTTCTTCAATTGTTTCACCATAATTTGTCCTAGATTTTCTAATTCCTCAGTAGATATAAGAGCAAACATAAGATCAGCAGTTGCGGGAAGACCGAAGGACTCAGAGGTATCGGTAAGATCAACATCAGAACTACCAAACCCAGAACGAGTGGTTTGAGTCGCAGAAACAATCGGCACGTTCGCTTCAACAGCAAGACCACGGAGTTCTTCTGCAATCGCTTTAATATACGAGTAAGAGTTGACATTACTATTTCCCCGATACCGTGAAGATGCACAAATATTAAGATAATCAATAAAGATGATGTCAGGTTTGAATGATTTCTTAAGTGCAAGTTCACTCAGAAGAGCTCTGAAATGTCCAGCGTGAGCTGAGGCAGTGGGATACTCTTTGATAATCAATGTACCCTGAGTTTTAGATGAAAGGTTTGATACCTTCGATTCAAAAATCTGTTTAGGGAGATCAATGATCTCTTGAATATTTACATTCAATAGGTTTGCATCAATTCTTTCAGCAATTTTCTCTTCTGCCATTTCCATTGTAATGTACAAAACGTTCCGTCCTTGGAGCAACACGGAGCTAGCGAAGTGGCACATGAATAAAGACTTGCCGACACCTGTACCAGCAAGCGCGACATTAAGAGTCTTACGAGGTATACCACCTTTCGTGATTTTGTTGAGATATTCAAGGTCGAATTTAATCTTATCTTCCTTACGATGGTAGAGTTCATAGCGTTGTTCGTAGTCTTCTAAGTAGTCGTGTCCAACATGACGGTTAAAGGAAACCGCCAAAGCTTTTGAGAGTATGTCTGGAATGGCATCTCTAGTTTTGTTCTTATCCTCATCGTTTGCAATGCCGATAGACTCCATCAGTGCAAGATAGATCGCACGATCACGACACCACTTCTCAGTGGTATCACTCAACCATTCAAAGTCTGCATCTACATTCTCAAGAGAATTGATTATTTTATTGATGTTAACAGATTCGTCTTCAGTAATATCATTACGATTCTCAATCTCAATGGAAAGAATCTCCTGAGTCACCAAGTTATCATAATCTGCAGCATACTTTGCAATCTGTTCAAAGATAATGCGTTCTTCCCTGGCATTGAAATATTCGGGTTCAATGAATGGAAGAACTTTCCGCATGTATTCTTCCCGAAAAACAAGGTTTCTCAGGACAATGTTTTCAATTCTTTCCATTTAAAATTTACTCGCCGTATGAAAATTCTTTCTTTGCGATGTTGTCAAGTTGTTCCATAACCTCTGGAGTAAAGTATTGATCTGGATCTTTGTAGATCGCTTTGGCATAGACTTTCTTACCATCTATCTCATAACGACCTGCAACGTTCTTCCAAAGTCCGCCGAGTTCACCGAGTTCAAGAAGACCGTAATATCGATCAAGACCACGCTCATCGTAATACAAACGTATGGTAACATCCTTGTTCTCCTTACTCAAACGCGACTTTGCTGTTTTAGCTTTAATAAGATTTCCAATGACTTCTGTTCCATCTTTTTCTTTCTTTTTGCTGAGATAAATGATCGTAGACGCAGCATATTTGAGACCGCTGCCTCCGCCCATTTCTTTGGTGGGAACGTATGATCCAATGACATCGTAGGTGTGGTTGGTAACGATTAGTGGGATGTTTGCCTGACCCAACTTCAAAGTCAACATCCTGAACGCACCTTTGACAAGTTGTGATTTGGTCATGTCACGAACTTGTTTGTTGTTGAGTGCGTCAGTAATTTCCTTTTCTGTCGAAAGCATTCCTAAAGAGTCTAACACAAACATGCAAGGTTTGCGAGAGTCTTCAGGAGTTTTTAAGTATATATCCACAGCCTTCAAAGCTTTGGATCTAAACTCCTCAATTGTTACGACATTGACCACCACAAGGCGATCCATGTCTATCCCACGACTTGTAAGAAGAGATTTGTTAACAGCGGCTTCAGTGTCAAAATATAGACAATACCCGTCAGGATTAGTATCCAGGAAGTTTTTGACAACCGCAAGCGAGAAAAAAGTTTTTCCAGTACTAGACTCGCCAGCAATGGCAGTAATCTTATTCCCAGATACACCACCAAATATAGAACCTGAAACAAGTCCATTAAAAATGTACGAACCCGTGTCCACATAACTTTCAGTGTCATCGATGTCTGAGGCGAGTTGTGTGTATTCATCGCCAATTTCTTTTACTACGTCTTTAAGAAAATCCATTAGATAAAAAATGATTCAAGGTTTGCAGTTTTTTCGGCTTTCCATCCGATGGAATCCAAAATAATCTTCAGAGGTTCAAGAAAACTTTTCTCAAACTGTAAGTCATAATCCACATATTTGTCAAGTTTCAACTCGTTAGGAAACTGTTGAATAAAGGAGATGATGTTCTCCTGAATCGGATTTGGTTTCTTCAAATAACAGAACTTGATCTTCTCACCGTTACCGATCAAAGAATATTTCTGAGTGAGATTGTTTTTCTTTATGTAGTGATTATAGAGAAGTGCCCCTCGTGCATGAATTGGTGTTCCTTTATCGTAGATAGCATTCACACTACGATACTTATCAACACTAGTTACCGTGCGTGGAAAAGAGATGTCTTCTGGTGTGAGTTCTTTGAACTCTCTTCTAGAGTTCTCGATGAATTCAATCACATCATTCTCAGTGGATACCATGATCAACTTCAAAACATCTTTAATCATCTTCCTACAAGGTGCGGGAGTCGAAGACTTCACAGCTTCAATACCCATGATCTTGAGTTTGGGTTCTGCATATCGCACACCCTCACTATCCCATACATTCAGGATGTATCGTTTCTTAGCAGTCCAGATTCCACGGTCAGCGATGTTCTCTCGCTTCATCTGCATCTTCTGATCATATGCATTTACATACGACGCAAGTTCCTGATAGCTCTTATCGATGAACGGTTCAAATTTTTCCTCACAAATCTTATTAAGTAGGGAAACAATTGCTGTTTTATCGCCAGACTTATTACTAAAAAATTTATCAACAAGAGGTCCGAGATTAAGATAAATTGAATCGGTGTCAGATGCAATTACGTAATCCTCGTCGGTTGTTTGTAAAAGTTTATTTAGATATTCATTCATCTTATTCTCAATCCAACGGATAGAGACTTGACCAGAAAGCGTAATCGCCTCCGCATTGGCCAGTTTATAGTACCTAAAATATTGATTACCAATGGCACCATAAGCAGAGTTGAGTGAAATCTTCTTAGCCATCTGGATATTGTTACAACGAGCGATCTCTTTTTGCAGTGAGACTGAAGGAGTTTTTTCATTTTTCTTCTTAGCATCAATCATCTTCTTTTTAAAGATGACCCGTTCATTGTAATACTGTTGCATTAACTCAGGAAGAAATCCCTGACCATCTTTGCGATACATCGCACCATTAGCACAGACTGCAAAGTCTTTGTGCATCTCAAAAGTTATTTGTTGATTAAGTATCTTATCAACTGTTGCTGATGGGTGCCTGGTATCTTGTAATGTCTCCGGTGATATGTTGTACTGCATAATAAGATGGGGGTAAAGACTGTTAAGGTCAAAACTGACCACCCAATCATACTTTCCAGGAATTGGTTCTTTGACATATGCACCTGCATACTTAGAGTCTTTGTCGGATCTTTCCTTTGGTGGAATGACAATATTCTTCCTTTTCAAATAATTATAAATGATGCAGTCCCAAAGTCGAACCTGAAAGAAAATGTCTTGATAGTTGACCTTAGCGTCATACGCCATGGTCAATGCCAACTCAATCAGTTTAAGTTTATCCTCCAACCTGTCAACCAATTCCACGTCAATGATGTTGTATTCAACAAACTTCTGCCACCCATGAGTGTAGAAGTCTTTGAAGGTATCAAACTCACTGTGATCTAGTTTTTGTTGGCCCAGTTCCTGTTGTGCGATGTAGTCCAGTCGAAACGATTCCTGGTTAGGCGTACCAGGAGACCACCGATACAGACGCATATAGTCCAAGATAGACACGCCACCGATGTCTACACAGTGATTCTTACGACCCTGCACAAACATCTCTGTCTGCGTCACTAGACCCCACGGAGACAGTCTCTTCATCAACTTCTCACCCAGGATGCGACTGATGCGCCCTGCGAGGTATGGCAGGTCAAAGAACTCACAATTCCATCCCGTCACCACATCAGGAGTGTTCTCCATCCACCAACTAATGAATGCGTTCAACATGGTGGGTTCATCTGCGAACTGCAGATAATTCACATTATCCTGTTTATTGTTGAACGGTCCTACACCCCAGGTGGTGATCTGTTTGGTATTGAAATCCTGCAGAGTGATTAGAAGAACCTCTTCATTAGCACTTTCAACATCAGGAAATCCCTCTTCGGATTTGGTTTCAATATCAATCGTGTACAGTTTGATTTTGCGAATATCAAACTCTAGATGTTCTTGAGGATAATTATCTGAGATATATTGGTACACATACCTTTCGTTTCCATAGATACGAAAGTTCTCAATTTCTTTGTATTTGTCATAGAACTCACGACAGTCCCTAACAAATCCAGGTTGAATAGCCTCAACGTACTCACCCTCCAGGGTGCGATACTCACTCTTCCTTTTTGACGGTACAAACAGAGTGGGTTTCCACTCTTCTCGTTTCATCACATATTTACCGTTTTCATATCCACGAACAAGGAACTGATTACCGATGAGTTGTACGTTGGTGTAAAAATTCACTTAAGGATTTCCTGATACATGGTCAAGTATTTTTCGTTGGGGTCAACGAGTGTCAATATTTTATCAGAATAAATCATCATTGTATCCTGAGTTGTACATTCATCCATCCATGGAGTCATATTGTCTCCATCGATGGCATGTGGTTTTATGAGTCTGCAATTCGGATCTCCGATTTCAGCTCCTACTTCTTCAATCTGTGAGATTATCAACTGATTCGTTGATAACAGAAGGATCTTGATCATCTTCTGGTCTTCCATTTACACGTTCCTCATACAATTTTACCAGATTTTCCTGTGGACTAACGATTGTGACTACCCAATCCGCAGAACAAGGGATCTCACGATCTGCTGACAGAGGCACCCAGGGATAAAAAGTCACACTGAGTTTAGAACCAAATTTTTTAGTGGTTCCGTTTTCAGTTTCTTCACCCGTCTCTTCACTGAGAACTTGAGGTTCCTCCTCCGAAAATATTTTAAGAATTAGTGGATCAGTGAACCAGTATCCAATAACGTCTTTACCACCTGTACCTCGGATCTCTTTTACATCTGCAATGAGATCCTCACCAGATTTCAGTACGACAAGTTTGATATTCATTTGAAAAGTTTTCTCCATTGACATTATAAAAGGCCACTCGACCGAAGTCAAGTGGCCACTGCATGGCATGCAGGTGAAATTATTTAGATCTCAAAATCCTTACGTGCATGGTGTTCTGGAACAATCTTACCAAGCACAATACTTAATAACCCATCCTCAAATTCAACTGATCTAACTTCCGTTTCATCACTGAGGGTCCAAGATCTGGTGAAAGATCTTTGAGCCACTCCTCTGTGGACATATGAGGTGTCGGTTTCTTTGTCTTCTTTTTGTCCTTCGACAAAGAGTTTTCCGTCTTGTGTGTAGACATGAACTTCTTTTTTGTTGAATCCTGCTAATGCTAGTTCTAGTCTTGATTCTAAGTTACTGATCGTGACTAGGTTGTATGGTGGATAATTAGTAGTTGTTTCGTGAAGATCAAACACTCTACTAAAGTAATCATCCATACCGATGCTGTTCCTATTTATACGATCCAACAAGGCAGGCAGATCTGCAGTGTGGAACCTAGCAAGGTTTCCCATGATTCTTAGCTCCTTTGAAAGCGAGTTTGTGTTGTGTGGACCCCGAAGGCATCCGTTGGCGTCAAAGGGGGATACGTAGATCCCTCTCCCCTGACACATATATTTAACCATAGAACTAAAAAAGAGGCACGGGTAATAACCGTACCTCTCTATATGGTGTTCCGACTTTCGTAGAGACCGCACGAAAAGGTCTCACGTTTATTTATTCACCTTCTGGTTTCTTTCTCTTGCCAATGTTATATTTAGTTTCAAGTTCCCACTCATTCTTTTCTTTATAAGCAAGAACTTTAATCTGATTCAAAGGTGCGATATCAGTTACCTTTGTTGTATCAACAACAGAAATCAATCCCCAATCAAGGAGAAGTTGAATAATACGATTACGTCTTTGAACATCATTCACGGTGATGTTAGCTCTCTTACCATCAAGAGCGAACAGTTCCTTGAAGTGAACAATAAAATACTTACCCTGTTTGTGCAGGATATGGCAACTCTGATAGAGTTTTTTCTCCTTCCTTGATGCAACTCCGATGCGTGTCAGTGTTTCACGAACCTTGAGAAAATCATCTGGTTCATTCAAAGTTACCTCAATCATCTGGTCTGGGGACCATCTAATTTCAGGCTCAACAATAGCGCTCATCTTTTACCTCCAGTCTCAAGTCGATCTCTAATATGTGAAAGTTGTTCTGTAGTCAGAATATTCAAGACTTGTTTGGCTTTTTCATTACTATAACCATAATAACGTTTTACAAGGTCAAGGTCTTTAATCTGATCTTTACGGAGCCACGGAGAGAATCTCTTCCGTTTCCTGAGACTATTTAGAAGAAAGTCATATTGTAACTTTTTCGCAAGGTTTGGACTCTTATTCAGTTCATTCACAAACATGATGCAATCCAAGTGTCCGGAAAGACATCGGTTGATGATATAAGGAGGATAATCCTTTTCAATCAAAGGATCTTCATCAATCAAATTTTCTTTGTTGATGTTAATAGAGTTGAGCCAGTCTTTGAGTTCCATTATTTAAATACAGCAGTTACACTAACAATTGTAGCCCCAGGATTTCTTGCAAGTGCAACTTCTTTTGCATCTTGATAATCCCTAGCAATGACGGTTTCTTTGAAGACTTTTCCAGCCTTGAATAGAGTTACTTCACAGGTCATCGGATGATGTCAATGTCCATGTCTTTACTCCACACCTCAAGTTCTGTGCGAAGTTTTCCTTCAGACTTCAAACTG